GATTCGCGCACGTGGCGCAGGTCCTCGAAGATGGGGATGGAGGCGAACAGGTAGCCGCCCTTCCGGATGTGCTTAAGCGAGCGTTCAGGCTTCTCCAGGTGCTCGATGGAGTCCCACATCGTGACCGCCTCGAAGGCGCCCAGGTCGTCGGCGTAGAGGTCCGCTTCCTTCAGCCGGCGCACCGCGTCGGGAATCACGTCGAAGCCCTTCGCGGCGAATCCCCAGCTCGCCGCCTGGCGCACGAAAATGCCAGAGGCGGCGCCGAAGTCCAGCACCGAGGCCCCGGCCGGCGCGTGCCGCGCGACCATCGCCACGCGCCCGGCGTTGATCGCGTCCGAGATCGGCCCGGCGGCGTAACGGTCGTAGTTTTCGAGGTATGCCGCGCCATAGTCGATGCGCCCCTTCGACATATCGCGCTGGTAGGCGACGCCGCGATGCTCGACGAGCATCAGGTCGTCGTCGGCTTCCGCGTCGAAGCGCTTGATCAGGCGGTCCATAGTGCAAACTTCCCTTGCTTGGCCACGTTGCCGAGTCTGCCGGCCAGCTTCATCACCGCCGGCTGCGCGGGCCAGTGCTCGTGGAAGAGAACGCGCCCGCACCGCTTCACGAGCGCGAAGTCGCTCTCCGTGTCGCGCGCGTGATCGCCGTCCACGTAGGCGCCGTCGAACTCCAGGCGCTCGATCACGCTGGCCTTCTCGGCGTTGTCCTTCACGGTGAGGAACTCGATGTTCCTGATGCCGAGCGACGCGGAGATCTCGCGCTTGAGCGGATCGTCCACGATGTCGATGGTCGTCACGCGCTCGAAGTAGCGCGACAGCACGATGGCGGTGAGCCCCTTGAGCGTGCCGATCTCGACGCACGTCTCGCCGGTGAATCGCTGCGCCTTTATGAACGGTTCCAGCCCCTCGAGCACCGACGAGCGCCGGAACGCCGAGGGGCCGTAGACCTTGAAGACCTCCATCAGGTCGCGGTCGTTCAGGAGCGCCAAGAATCGCTCGTAGAAGAGCTTCTCCTCGTCGAGCGTATTCATCGCGCCTTTTCTCCGTTGATCAGTTCGTCGAGTTTTCCGTCGAAGGTGAAGCGGCTCGCGTTGGCCTTGATCCAGTCGCGCTCGAGGTCGGGCCGGTGGCGAATTGGGTCGTCTGGATTCTTCGCGACCCATCGCTCGGTTACGTTGTGCACGCCGGACGTGAAGAAGTCGAAGCCGGTCAAGTAGACGCTGGCGGGCTGGCACTCCAGCACGTCGAGGATCGCGGCGAAGCCGGTGGTCGGCTGGTGCTTGCCGAGCAGCTCGAACTTGGCGAGGAAGAGGGCGTCGTCCGGGATGAAGGTGTCGCAGAACCACCACGACTCGCGCAGCCGGTAGATGTAGCGATAGTCCACGCCCTCGGCCTTGCCGCGCTTCTCGTGCCACTCCGACGACAGGGGCTTCGAGTTCGGGAGCTTGCACATGCAGAGCTTTACGCCCTGCAGCTGCAGCTCCTGTGCGGTGGTGCGGATGCTGCTGCCGTAAAAGCTGTAGTGGACATCGGTGCGCAGCCCCGCCTCCTGGCTCACCTTGTGGTTATTCACGCGCACCACCACGTCGTGCGAGTCGATGAACCCGACCTTGTTGCGCAGCACGAACGGGCCGCTGCCGACCACCGCGACCGACTTGCCGCGCAGGTACTCGGCCGCCTCCTCAAAGGTCACGAAGCGCATGCGAGCGCCTCCCGGAACTGCCGCGCGGACTCCTGCAGCAGCTCGACCGGCCAGTCGTCCACCACGAAGCGCGACGAGCCCTTTGAGAGGATCTTCGCCGGCGTGACGGTCTTGATGAACTGGTGCGCCGAGAGAAGGCCGCGCGAGGACCAGATGAATAGGGCCGGCTTGTCCAGCGCCTCGGCCAGGGGCACCGGGAAGCCGCACATGGAGACCACGCCCGCGCACGTCGCCGCGATGTCCAGCACGTCCGCGACGGTCGTGTTATTCGTGAGGTCTAGGTCGCAGGTCACCGGATAGAGCTGGTCGCCGCGGCCCACACGCACGCGGAAGCAGTCGTCCAGCGCCGCGATGGTCGCGTTGAAGGCGTGCTCGAACGGCAGTAGCTCGATCCCGAACTTGTCCCGGCGGCCCATCGGCTCGCGGCCACCGTGGACCAGGAGGACCGGGCGGCCATCGGCGGCCTGCCTGATCCGCTTAAGAAGCGCCCCGTTGCGCGGTGTCCAGTCGAAGCGCAGCGGCACGCTCAAGCCCGCGTGCGCGCACATGTCCTGCCAGAGCGTCGTCGTGGGGTTGTGCTTGCCGCCGACGTAGTGCGCGATCATGTCCACGCGGTCGCGTCGGAACGGCTCGACGGCCACCCCGGAGTCGATGAAGACGTCGGGGAAGTTCGACATCACGGTGACCGCGTTCCCGGCGCGCTTGAGGTATTCGCAGATCGGGCGCAGGTAGAGCGAGTCGCCCAGGCCAGAGCCGCCGCGGATGCGCGTGCCCACCTGCGGCGACGGTCGGCGCCTGCCGGAGACGGAATCGTAGACCGCGCTCATGCGAGCGCCTCCTGCAGCTCCATCTTCGGGAAGGTCTCGATCGAGCTGTTGGGCGAGCAGTTCAGAACCTGCACGCCCGCGGCCTCGATGTCGCGCTGCGCCGCGCTGAAGGACCGCCGGAACTCGGCGAAGGCGGCCTCGGCCGGAGCGGTGATGGGGTGCGAGCCATGGAAGTGCGTCGCGCCATCCGGCCCGCGTTTCGCGTCGTAGCCCAGCAGGAGGATTTTCGAGGCCCCGGCCAGGATCGCGAGGTTCAGCGCCTGGAAGCCCCCATGGCGGCCGGTGGCGAGGGCACCGCGGTCGCTCGACAGGCCGGCGTGCGGGCCGGTCTCGATGTCGCGGTTGCGCAGGACGTGCACATCCTCGCCCACCACGTGCCCACCGGCGTTCTCGATGGTGCACTTCTGGCCCGGGAAGGCCTTCCAGCGGCCATAGACCTCGGCGGCCGACAGGTGCAGCAGGGGTTTCGCAATGCCCTCGGCGTGCCACCTGTGCCACTTCGCGTCGGCGGCGTAGTGCACGTCGGCCCAGGGCGCGAGGAGGTAGGCGTCGTTCACGGCGATCGCGCGGATCCGGTCGGCGTGCCGCGCCTCGCCAGCGAGCTCGAACTGCTCGAGCGTGAGGGAGGGCCCGCCGCCCAGCAGCGCGACCGTGAGGCCCTTCCACAGCGGCAGGACACGGCTGAACCTCTCACCGCGCAGCCTCTCGAGGATCACGGTCAGCCCAGCCCGAAGTGGCAGCGCTCCGGAGAGATCAGCGCCTCGGCCGTATCCAGCAGCCGGCCCATCATCTTCTCGTCGCGGTCGTACATCGCCTCGACCCAGAGCTTCATCGCCTGGCGAAGGCGGTTCGGCACCTTGGCGGTGGCATAGCCTGCCGTGAAGACGATGCGGAACGTCCCCGTGCCCCAGGTGGTCCCGTCCAGGCCCACCAGCCGCGGCCACTTCGAGTCGGCCTCGCGCAGCTCGTAGGTGGCGGGATCGACCGTTGTCTCGTCGCCAGCGGCGTCCACGGTCTTGAAGGACGTAATCGACTGCACCGGCGAGCGCATGAGCAGGATCTCGCCCACCCGCGGGCCGGTCTGCCCGGTGTAGTAGCCGGTCGGCGGGGGCTTCTGCACGGCGTCGTAGAGGGCGCCCACGCCGTCGGTGATGGTCAGGCGCCAGGTCTGGCTGATCAGGGCTCGGCCAGTGTCGTGCTCCACCCACTCGCGCGCGCCCTTGATCAGGTTCGCGATGTCGGTGTCCTCGTCGTTCTGGTCCTCGTAGGCGCGCAGCGCGCGCTTCATCTCCTGGACCGAGAACACCTCCACGGCCGGATCGACGGTGCGTTCGAGGATGAAGCGCATCAGCCGACCCTCACCGGGCCGCGGGGCGCCGCCTGGGCGCCGCCGCCGTCCTTGCCGTCCCGGCCCTTCTTCACCGCGAGCCGCCAGCCGCTGTCGGGGTCGCCGGGCTTGCCTGGCGGGTCGTCGACCTGCGCGATCCAGAAGGACCCGCCGAAGGTCACGCCGTCGCCCTTCTGGTGCGCCTGGCCCTCGCGATAGACGCCCATGTCCTTGAAGCGCGGCAGCCGGATCGTGAACTCGCGGGAGACGTCGCCTCGGCAAAAAGTGAGCAGGACGAGCCCGTCGCCGTCGTGCGTGACCTTTAGGTCCTCGATGCTCATGCCGTCAACTCCGTCCTTCGGCTTCGGGATGCGCTCCGCCGCCCGCTGGAGCACGTCGGCGGCGCGGCGCTCGAAGTCCAGCGCCCAGCGCGAGAAGCCGGCCTCGAGCTGGGGCATCACATCGTCGACCGTGACGCTCGCGCCGTCCTTCCCGGGCTCGCCATCCTTGCCCGGGGCGCCATCCTGCGGCACCGGCAGCTCGGAAACCGCCTTCGCGACGGCCTCGACCACCTCGGCGCGGATCATCGCGGGGTCAGCATCCTTGCCGGGAGTGCCATCCTTGGGCGCCGGCACCGCGGCCAGCTTCGCGTCGACGTAGGCCTTGAACCGCTCGATCAGGGGCGCGAGGATGTCGCGCAGCTCTTCCTTGGTCACTCGCACGGCAGGCACTCCTTCACGATGTCAGCGAGCAGCGCGCGCGCCTCGGCCACGTCCTCGATCTCATCGTCATTGGCGGCGTCGGGCGCCGGCGCGGGCTTCGGTGCATCGGCCTTGAACGGGTCCTCCTTCGCGTCGCGCTTGGCGAGCGCGGCGAGCGAGTAGTTCTGCTGCTGCATGTACGGGCTCGCGCCTCCGGGAACCGGCGGGAGGTTCATGCGCTTGCGGGATTCGTCAGGCGACTTGATGCCCGCGCCGACCGCTTCCTTTTCGGCCAGCACCATCGCCGTCGTGTCCATCCGCATCAGCGCGTCAAGGTCGAACTCGACGTAGTAGTCGCGCGGCATGCCCAGGCCCTCCTTCAGCGCCAGCTCGATGTCCTCGATCTGGACTTGCAGGCACTCGGAGTAGTACGCCTGGTTCAGCGACTCGACGCTGGAGTTCGGCGGGATCGCGCCGCCGATCTTGTACGCGGGCATGTGGTAGCAGCGCGCCACGTCCTCGACCGTCCACTTGAGCTGCTCGATCAACTGCGCGTCCTGGGGCGGGATCATGGCGCCCTCCTTGAACGTGAGCCCGTTGGCGAGCACCGCCGTCCCGCCGAGGTTCCCCTTCCCATAGTTTTCGTTCCACTGGCGCTTCAGCTCGGCGGCGTCGGCGGGGTCGAGCTTGCCCGGCGACATCAGGAAGCCGGACGGCAGGCTCATGTTGTCGAAGAAGGTCGTCGAGTTGCGCTGGATGCGGTTGCCCATCGTGGCCGACACCCCGCATGCGTAGATCGGCGAGACACCGACCAGCGGGTGCCAGAGCGGGCACATCAGGTCGTGGATGATCTCGGTCGCGGGCACGACCACCGTGTCCTTGAGCCCGGAAAGGTGGTCAGTGGCCAGCCGGTAGTAGACCTCGCCCGCGTCGGTCACCAGCGGCGTCACGCGCGTCGGCTCGAGGATGAAGAGCTTGCGCACCAGGCCGCGCGCGTCGCGGGCCTTCAGCGCGTAGGCGTTCCCGTGCAGGAGCTTGGAGATGACCCACTGCTGCACGAACTTGATGCGGTTCTGGTAGTGGTTCGGCTTTTCCAGCACGGCGCGGTATGGCGACTCGGCCGCGATCTCGGTGCAGGTGCCGTCCGGATTGTCGGCCACCAGCATCGGGCGCATCTTCGCGATGTCGCCCGCGATCTTGGTCACGCAGGCGAAGACGCCGGAGAAGGCGAGGATGTCCTTCGGGGCGTCGACCTGTACGTGGCCCTGCCAGGCGCCCGCGAAAGCCTCGCGGACCAGGCTGAACCAGCCGCCGCGCGTGTCGACCGCCTGCATCTTCGCGCGGCTCGCGAGCGAGATCTCCAGGCCGAAGATCCGCATCAGGCGCCCTTCCCGACGATGCTTGCCCGGTTGCGCTTCTTCTTCGGGGAGGCTTCGATGTGGGCGGTCCGGTAGGCGCCATCGGACGCCGGCGGAACCTTCACGCGACCCAGCGCCATCATCAGGTGAACGTGCTCGGGCTCCACGTGGAACCGCTCGCCGACCTCGCGGTCAAGCCCGCCGTACCAGTGCGCCTTCGTCGCGATCATCTCCGGCATAGCGCTGCCTCTCGTAGAAACGGGCGGGCGGCCCGAACGCGGACCGCCTCGCCCGATTTGCTTCAGCCGACGACCTACGCGACGTAGGCCGCGTCGCGGATGAACGACACCGCGGTCGAGCGCTTCTTCTTCCAGTTGATCGGGCGCACCGCCTTGAGGGCGACGCTGTTCGACTGGTACATCGATACCAGCGAGGTCGTGCCCGCGGTGCCGGCGGAGGCGTCGCCCGTCGGCGTGTCGGTCATCTCGATCGAGGCTTCCTTGCTCGCGTCGATCTCGATCCCGCCGTCGTCGGCCAGCATGATGTCGCTGGTCTTCGCGAGGATGATCATCCGGCCCGAGTCCGGCGAGCCGGAGATGTTGGCGGAGTTCGAGGTGATGGCGGGGAGGCCCGCGAAGGTGCCGCCGTTCATCGTCATCATCGGGAACTCGTTCTGGCCCAGGGCGTTCTGCATCATCGAGATCGTGAGAGCCATGCCGGTGTCCATGATCCAGGTCGCGCTCGTCGGGTCATCGTTGTTGTTGATGAACTGCTTGAAGAGCGTCTGGATGTCCGCGCGCAGCGTCGCGAGCGTGGTGCCCGTCGGGGTGAGCGGGGTCACGCCGTTCGTGATCGAAGCGGGCGAGACGTTGGAGACCTCGGCGTAGTTCGGGTCGAGGAAGCGGCGATCGCAGAACTCCGCGATGGTCTTCATCATGTCGTCGCGCACGATCATCTCGGCCGACGGCTCCGAGCTGCGCACGAGCTCCTGGGTCAGCACCACCAGGCCGGCCACCTTCGCCATGCCGAGGGTCACCTCGATGGAGTTCAGCTTCGAGACCGGCACGGCCTTGCCCTGGCCGACCCAGTTCGCGGTCGATCCGCTGTCCACGCCGGAGACGCGGATGTTGAACGGCACGCGGCGCAGGCCGGTGAGCTTGCCGATCACCGTCGTCGGGCGCAGCAGCTCGATGAACTCGTTCACCAGGTTCTGGTTGTAGACCCACTCGGAGGCCCAGCCCGACGTCGAGGTCGTCGCGCCGCCGACGGCGGTCTTCAGGTACGCCTCGACTTCCGGCGTCTGGCTCATCCACTCCTGGTTCTGCTTCGCGTACAGGTGCGCGAGCATCGCGCTGCCGCCGCCCATGATCTGCGCCTTCACGGCGCGCACGAACGGGATGCCCTTCGGGACGTTGCGGGTGGTGCTGACCACGGTGCTGCCGGAGACGTTCGCCACACTGCCGCGAGCGGCGGAAGCGGCGTCGGGATCGGTGCCGACGGTGCGGGTGATGGTGGTCGCCTTCGCGACCGCCTGCGATTCCATCAGCTTCAGGTCGACGAGCTCGTCGTCGATGGCTTTGATCTCAGCCGAGAGGTTGTCGAACTCCTCCTTCTCGGCGGGTTCCTTCGTGCGGCCGTCTTCGATGGCCTTGGACTGGATGGCTTCGCGGCGGGCCGCGCTGGCGGCGCGCTTGGCTTCGAGTGCCGCGATCTGCTCGGCGAGCGTCTTCATGTCGGGGTCCTTTCGGGGAGGTTTGCGGGAGCCCGAAGCGCCGGGATCGAGGTGAACGACCACGCGCGCATCGCCTGACGCGGCGAGCTGGGCGCGGTCTGCTGTCTTGACGGTGGTAATTGACGCTTCCGAGTTGGCCGGGATCGTCACGCAGGAGAGCTCGAGCCAGTCCCAGGAGAGGTAGTGCTCGGACCACGTGTCCTTGATGCGGGCGGATTCCAGCGGCGAGAAGCCGATGGAGAGACCGCGCACCAGACCGGCCTTGAGCGACTGCCATGCCTCGTCGATGCGGTCCTTGAGCTTCCCGGGCTCCTCGATCTTTGCGAAGCGCGCGGTGATCGTGATGCCATCCTTCGAGACCTTCGCGGCTTCGACGTGGCCCACGGGGCTGCGCGAGTCGTGCTGCCAGAGCAGCGGGATCGGGAGCGTGAACTTCGCGCCCTCGGGCTCCACGATGTCGCCCATCCGGTCCGGCGACGGGGTCGTGGCGATGCCCTCGATGACGCGCGAGTCCTCGTCGAACGACTTGACGGTGAGCAGCGAATAGGCCCGTTTCATGGCCGAAACATAGGCCACGGGTGCCGCGATTTTTAAGCGCGGGCGCTGCTAGACGAAGATGAGCTGGGGCACCGCGGGCGCCGCCGGATTGAGCGCCATCAGGCTAACGGCGTCGAAGAGGGCCATCAGTGGGTCGATCTTGGCGCTCCCGCTCGCCTGCTTCGTGATGAGGATCGCGTTGCCCTTCGGCTCCACCCTGGCGTTCCCGACGCACCAGGCCATGAGCGGCGAGCCACCGTGCACCAGCCCGCCGTCGGCGAGCTTGCGCTCCGTGGTCTTGATCGCCGCGCCCAGCTTCCAGCCCTGCGAGATGCCGATGATCTTCTCGCGCGGGATCTCGGCCGCGACCAGCGCGTCCATGATCGAGCCGATGCCGTAGGGGTCGACGCCAACCTTGTCCAGCAGCCCGGCCCGCTCGATCCCGGCCACGATGCCGGCGAGCTCCGCGTCCGCCTGGGCCATCTCGGCGGTGAGCACCAGGTCGCCGGCGTCGGCGAAGTCGCGGAAGCGCGACGCCTCGGCCTTGCGCCGCTCGAGCACCAGCGGGTGCGCCCACGCCTTGCCCCACGCCAGCCACTCGCCGGTCTCCCGGTCCCGGCCGACCACCGACAGGCCCAGCAGGTCGTCGAGGCCGCCGCCGTCGACCCCGACCGTGGCCACCTCGGAGCGGCGCAGGACCTCCTCGAGACCCAGCCCGTCGCGCGCCTGGACCTCCCAGAAGTCCGCCCCGGCCCAGCGGTCGCTGCGAAGCGCCAGCCCGATCTCGATGTTCAGGTGCTGCGATGCCCAGCCGCGGAGCTCCTCCTCGCCGCTCGCCACCGCGGTCTCGTACTCCTCCTCGAGCCGCGCGATGCTGATCGAGCGGCCGGCGTTCGGCGTCACCATCCGCCAGTTCGCCGGGTCGCGCCAGGCGTCGCGGTCCTTCTGCATCGCCTCGGGGAACTCGTAGAGCACCGGGAGCATGGCGCCGCGCTGCTCGCCGTCGCGGATGCGCCGGGCCTTCGCCAGTTCGGTGCGGAAGACGCCGGCCGGGGCCTCCTCGCTCTGGGTCGTGATGAACGCCAGGAACGCCTCCGGGAATGGGAGCATGCCGCCGCGCAGCTGCCGGATCGCGCTGGGCGCCTTCGCCATCTTCGCCACCACGTGCAGCTCGTCGATCAGGATGCCGGCCGCCTTCTGCCCGGTGAGCACCGCGGGGTCGAAGGTCATGATCTGCAGCTCGGCCTTGGTCTCCCGGTGGAT